CTTTTGATTGACTGATAAAGACCTTTAGATTCTTTTAAAGTTTCAACATCGTCAAATCTTCTTAAGATATTAATTTTCTCTTTTTTAGTAGTCGAATGTTCAGTGAACAATCTTGTTGCGTAAGCCAAGTTTGAATTGAAGATAGCAACTTCATTAAGTTTTTCTCTGAAAACATTTAATGCTTTTCTATATTCTTCATTTTTTTCTCTTAACAACGTAACTTCTTCTGTAGATTCTTTATAAACTTTATTACGATTTGGTGTAATACCTTTTCTTAATCCTCTACCTTCTTTGGAACCCATTCCATAAGTGTGTGCAGCTTCTTTTGTTTCTTCTTTTTCAAAAGCTTTTCTTTTTAAAGTATCACCTTGTTTAGTAGTGTAGTCTTTATCACCTTTAAAAGTTTTAGACATATCACCTTTATTCATTCCGTAATTACCTTCTTTTGTTTCTGCCTTAACAACTTTGGATTTTCCTTCCATATTTGCTCCCGCTTTGTATTCGAATTTAGCTTTACCTGTTCCAACTGATTTAGGTCCTTGTTTTCTTTTTTCATTGAATCCTCCGGCAACTTTTTTAATCTCAGTTTTACCCGGTCCATTTCCAATTCCAACACCTTTAGGTTTAATTGTTGATTTTGCTTCTCTCACAGCTCTTCTTGGATTGTAAAACTCTTGTAAGTCTTCCTCTTCTTCATCGTCCATCATATCTTCATCGTCTTCTTCATCGTCTTCTTCATCTCCATCGCCTTCGAATTCAATTTCAAACATAATTTCTTCTTTATCTTGGTCTAAATCGATATCATCTGTATTACCACCTGCAAAAATCGCATCAATTACGTCATCTGTAGTTTGGTCATCCATTTCTTCGCCTATTTCAAAATCAATGTTTTCATACATTTCTTTGTCCATATCGTACTCATACATATCGTATTCAGATTCACCAAGTTTAACAAGATATTCAGAGTCGTTATCGTTATCAGTTAAATGAATATCATCACCGTCTTTTTTTACAATGATTCCATCTTCTTCACCCATAGCTTTAAACACTTTAAGAATTTCTTCGTCAGAAGCTCCTGTTAAATCAATTGGACTTTCGTCAGAATCCATGTCCATGTCAAACTCCATGTCCATCTCATCTTCGTCTTCGTCTTCATTATCAATGTCCATATCAAAATCCATGTCTTCTTCATCAGAATCCATATCATCTTCAACATCCACATCTAATTCAATCCCGTCTTCTTCTTGTTCAGAAAGAGATTCTTTTACTAGCTGATTGATTTCTTCCTTCATAGTTGAAGCAAGTATTCCTTTTGCATTTTCGGCTATAGCTTCTTCAACTTGTTTCATTTGAATAAGTGCCTCCTGTACTAATTTGTTATTTTCTTGCATGAAAAATTAATGTTATTTTCATTATAAATATTACCAAAAACAAAAAAAGTTTATTTTATCTAACTAATAGATAAAATAAACTTTAATTTACTACAAAAAAGTGGTCTAATATAACCACTTTTATTTTAATAAAAATTAAATCTGTTATTGAATAACTTCATCAATTTTACTTTCAGAGACTGAAGTAATTCTCCACTCATGTGTGAATCCCTCATATTTTTTTGTAACCTTGGCTTCAACATCTGTTACTGAATACCCTTCTACAAGTTTCTCTTCTCTGATTTTTCTAATTTTACCTGTATTCTCATCAGGTAAGTCATACTGAATTTTTGCTACGAAATACTTTTCTTCCATGTGTTTTTTATTTTCCTAAAAAGTCGTTTAATTTTTTCATTAAGTCAACCGACTTCTCAACATAATCGTCTTTTTGTTTGTATTTTTTTTCTTCTTCTAAGTTTTCTTCGTATTTTTCTCTATCATCGGCATTTGAAAATAGATAAGCTCCCGGTGTAGATGGGGATGAAACTAAATCAAAACATATTAATTCAAAATCTTCTTGAACTTCATTTCTTTCTCCCACCTTTTTTAACGACCCGACACCTCTTGATGATATTCCTAAAGTAACACCTTGTCTCATTAAGTTTGCTGCAATGTCACCTTTTGTAGATACAACCCCTAATTCATGAAATCCGGGTGATGTTAATAATTTTAATTTACCCATTAAGATATTTCGGTCCCACCATATATCAGTAATAATGTGAGATACTCGGTCTAAATCAATTAATGATGATTCAGGATGGTTTAATTCAGACGTGGATAAACCCTTCTCAATTGTTTTTTTATAATTGTCCGCCTCTCTTTTTAATATTTTTTCAGGGTATGAACGTCCATTTCTATTTGGGGTGTCATATTTTTGTAAAACAGCGTAAAATTCAAATGGATTTCGATAATCCATGTCTTTAGCTTCTTGTAAAACTTTTTGATTATGTTTGTCTTTAGGTGATACCCAACCAGCATCCGCCTCAACTAATATACCATGTCCTACTTCAGTTGCTTCTAATATTCGTAATTGTTTCATTAATTCTTTTTTAAAATAAATATAACGATTATTATACTTTACAAGATTTCCTCTTTTTTTGTGATAGAAAATTCGAAATATTTGTTGGATGTAATGTTATTATTAAAAACCGATTGGATTATATTTTTCACGGAATTTTTAATTTCTGCGGATTTAAAGTCAAATTCATCGGTAGTATATAAATTTATCTCTAAATTAAAAAATGATTTTTTTCCATGGGAGATTCCACTTGTCCTTAGGTCCAAATCAACAATACTTTTATCTTGGAAAATATTAGTATTAATTGATTTATAAACGGAATGTTTAATTTCTCTACCCAAATTAGAAACTATTCGATTCCAATTATCGTATTCATCTTTAGGGTTAATCCATGATTGGATGTTTATGTATATCGATTTTAAATTTTTTGAATCTACTGTTCCATAAACCGATTTAATTGGATTGTATAAGTTTAATTTTACACTTTTTCCTTTTTTCATTAATGTTTTTCATTATAAATGTTTATTGATTATGATGAAAATATACGTTAAATAAAAATTAATGTCAAAAAAAAAAGTGTTTCTACTACTCAATTAGTAAAAACACTTATCTTTTTTTAGTAAAATATGTTAAATTAAATAGATTCTTCTAAACTCTTAAGTTTTAAAAAATTCATTTGGTCAAATTTTTCATTCCCTAACCTATCAATTGTTTCTGAGATTTTCGTTTTTATTTCTAACTCTTGTTCTTTTTCTAAAATAGCTTTTAATTTAGTAATAGTGTTCTCACGTAAAATTTCAAATTTACCTTCAAGTGTTTTAACATCTTCGGATATTAGTTTAAAAAACTCTTTTTTAGATGTCTCGTCCAAATTTTCTATATACCCTCTCAATGTTTGATTGGCAATACTAACCATTGATTTAATTGGAATATTAATAGATTCTTTAACCACTTTTTTATCTTCTTTTAGGACACTGATTATTTGTTTCTTAATTACTAATCTTTCTAATAAGTCTAATTTAGTTGTGTAAACTAAAGTATCTAAATTTTCATAATTATTTTTAACCGATTCCGATAGTGATTTAGGTAGTTTTATTGTCGGTAAAATTTTATGTAATAGATTAATACCTTCTTCTAAGAATTCTTTAGCATCCTGTTCCGATAAACCTTGGGGAGTACTTAATTGGTCATATAAAGTATAGGCTTTTGACATAGATTTATTATTCAACACATTATGTTTGAATTCTCTTAGAGATTTTTTAAAATCTTTCTCGTCATTATATGATTCGAGTAGATTTTTTTCAATTATGGATTTTAGGTTTCCGAAGGTCATTACGCTTAATTTTATTAAATAAATATTACGAATTTAGTAACTTATCCAATTCTTTTGAAATTTCACCTAAAGATTCTTGTCCGTGACCCAAATTAATCATTTGGGCACCTTCTATCAGGTTATTTTCAACTAACATATTTAAGTTATTCATTCTAGATTCAGGTGTTACTTCAGCTTCACCTCCTGCCGGTGGTGGTGCTACGGTTTCCTCTCCCGCCGGTGGTAGTTCTTCTCCACCTAAATCAGATGCTCCAAATTCACCTCCACCTCCAAATGATGGTGCAGGTTCTGACGTTTCAGTAGAACCCGCCGAAACAGTTCCTCCCGAGGTATTACCATAAAGTTTATCAATATTGTCAAATAAACCTGTTTTAGTTATTACAGTTGCAGTTGCTTTAAGTTCTTCCCCAACTGCTCTTTCAATTCTTTGTTGTTG